GTAGCGGTTGAGTCGCTGACCGTTCATGTTGTCGCATCGGAACGCCTCGAACAGCTCGGTGCTGTTGATGGCCCATGTGAAGAACGCCTTGCGCTCTGATCCGTCACGCAGCTTGTACGCGCCCTGCTGGTCAATCTGTCCGGCAAGCCCAAGACTCTTCGTTTCCCATTCTCCGATTGTCTCGGTTGAATGAGGGAAAGCCAAACCGCCTTCGTCGCTGATGATGGTCGTCTGCTTCGATCCAGAATAGATGCGAAGCTTCGACCCTTCGAGAGAGAGCGTCAAGTCCTTGCCGTGGTATTTGAGGACACCCAACAAGCGGTCAATGTCGGGGATGGCGATTGCACCCTGACCTTCGCAGGGAATGGAGAAGTGCGAGAGCGAGGTCTTGCCATCACGAACCAGAGAGGTTGTGCTGCATCGGTCGTCTTCTGCTCGAAGGACACAGGCGACAACCTGTGATTGAGGCTTACCAGCCACAACCTGCGGTCGCTTAGTCAGTTCGAGAAGTCGGGTCAGTCCTTGGTTTGATACGGTCATTGTCATTGTGTTCACCTTTGTTTTATTTTCAAGCAAGCCTTACAGTTGGGCTTGGAATCGGAAAGTTGGAGCTTGGACTCCTTGTAGAGATTGAATCCTCGACAGAGGACAATGTAGCGGTCGCCCATGCGCTTGACCACGTGGACGGGGCCACCTTCAGTCATTCGAGCAGCGGTGCATTCCTTCGGTTGCTGGATCGTCATACCGGACACCACCAATCAATCAAAGGCTCACCACGTTCCTTCGCCAGCTTTTGAGCGAGATCGTAACAAGCTTTCTCAATGCCTTCAATGCGCCTGAGGCGTTCTCGCAGCTCATCAACGTCTGCTTCGAGCGTTTCGATTTGCTTCTGCAAATCCTCAATGGTCGGGTCTTTGTCAGCCATGTTCACCACCGAAGTTCATCAATACCAGAGAAAACAACCTTGCCGTCCTTGACAGACAAGACGGTGCGTTCCTGGCCGACCAAATCCATGCCCTTGCCCTTGACTTCCTCGATACGGGCTTTGATGGCGAACTCGCCATCAGCCAGAGTCTTGTCAGCATAGACACCTGCGGAAGAATCAGCTCGTCGCTGGTAGCGACCCATGAAGAGTTGTTGGCTGGCGAGGCGTTGTGTGCCGTCCACCCAATCAGGTTTCTCTCCGACCTTCATCAAACCCTTCGAGCCGTTGCCAAGATCAGCGAACTGCTTGTCATCCTTGAGATGGAATGTGAAGTACACCTTGTCCACAGGCAGAGCGTGTAGTCTGGTGATAACGTCCTTGAACAGTCGGTTGCGTGTGCGCCATTCGGCTTGGTTGAACTTGTCTCCGTCCTCGACATTGATGGGGTTCTTGCTGCGGTTCATCAAGAACCAGGTCATAGCAAGTTCACACCACTTCATGAAGGTTGAACCACCGTCGAAAATCACGGCTGCGAAGTCGTCAGGGTTGTCCTTCAGCTCCTTAGCCATGAGGTTGATGAACATGGTGACCTTGTCAATCAAAGCTGGGTAGTTCACGCTCATGTCTTCGTTGAAAATTGAGTCGTCCGTCTCATCGAGCAGGGGCAGAATGAGGATGTTCTCGTCGCCTGGGTACACGTGGTTCACGGTTTCGCTGGCCGAATTGTCAATGTCGAAAATGACAACCTTCTTACCGGCCTTGATCTGCTCGTCGCTTCTGGCGAAGAACAACGCCATACCGGTCTTCATGGTGTTCTCTTTGCCGACCAAGAACATGCGTTGCTGCGGAACCGCAGCTCGCTTCTTGTTGAACAGGTTTCGGTAATACTCGACACCGAAACGGTTGGCTGGCTCTGCTGGAGCTTCAGCCTTCGTACCTGCGGAGGCAGCTTTGCCCCCATTAGCCGACCAAGCAGACATCAGGCATCCCAACCTTGTGCCTCTTCGGATGCGGAGTCGTCAGCGGTCGCTGGTGCGGCGGCGATGGAGTCGCAGACCCACCATGCGGTCGAATCCAGACGAGGTTCATCATCACGGCTGATCCATGCTCGACCAACAACGACAATCTCGGAGCCAACGCCAAAGTCCATGCGGAACTCATGCTCGGAAGGAACGTAGATGTCAATTGCCGCAGCGGTGCTGGTGATGTCGAGGTCGCCAACGGTCACAATGTAGCCGCCCTTCTCCCGTGGGTCAATGTGAACAACCTCACCGTGGACAGCGCAGAGCTTGTCCCACTTCTGGTCGGTGTCAGCCCACTTGCCTACGTGTTGAGGAAGAAGGTCAAAAGAAGGAAGGAAATCGCCGTCAGGCCATACGCCATCCACCAAATCAACAGCGAGTCCAGCAGGGCCAGCTTCGGTGATTTGAAACGGAGGTGAGGCGAAAATGGTTGCGATTGAATCGTCCACAACGAACTTCGTCACATTGGGCTTGGCGTAGCCCACACCGTTTCGACCCATGCGAACAGGGAGACGACCAGGCACGAAGGCTGGTTGGTTCTCAAGAGCGAGATCACCCTCGAACTTGATGGTGATGAGTTCAACGTCTCCGCCGTTGCGTTGGCCCAAGAAGAGGCATTCACGCACAGGTTCGGACAGCTTGCGAGCGCGTCCGTAGCGAGGGTTGGGGTCGCCGCTTTGGAAAGTCGGCATGGTGTTGTTCTCGATGATTTGGAACCAAGTCGTTGCGTTCAGCTCTTGGACGATTTTCGGAAGTGAGTGCAAAACAACCTCGCTGGTTTCTTCCTCCAGAGAAGAGAGCTTGAAGGTCGGGTTGATGTGGTGGGTGTACGAACCGTCGAGGTTGTCCTCAATGACGGTGATGCGACCCTGGGCAACGAGATTCAGCCGAGCCGACTCGTCGAGAGATTCGAGGGTGGCCTTCATCTTGCCGTACCCAGACTTGGCGAAGTCCTTGTAGCGAGGAACGCTGACGAACATACCGTTGAGGACTTCTGCGCCGCTGCGGGAGAGGCGTTGTGCTTCTGCCTTCAGCTGGCGACCTGCGACACGGATAGCAAGGATGGCGCAGTCTTCTTCGGACTTGCCAGCGGCTTGCCATGCAGTCGTGTTCTCTGCAAGGACTTGTTCAATTCGTGTGTTCAAGGCATCGAGAGAGACACCTACGTTGTTGGCTACTGTTTGCTTCAATTCGGACATTGTTATTCGCTCCGTTGTATTCTCGCCGACGAAGAACCCCCTTATAATGATTCTTCTAAAATCGTTTCATTCGGTGAAGTCTGGGTGTCGAAAATCATCCCCGAACCCATCCTCAAGCTCTTCGAGAACGTGCGTGGTCATGTGAGACTGTGAAGCTGCATGAACCATTGAGGCTGGGCCAAGGATCGCCCAATCGCACATATCGCAGCAGCCGAAGATAACCTTCTCGTTGAATGTGACAAGACCAGGCAAGCGAAGCACCGGTATGATGTCTCCGACCTTGTAACGCTTGCCGTCTGGTGCGTCGTAGTAGTGATCTTCTCCCTCAATCATAGCCAATCCAACCTGTTCATTTCCTCAAAGTCAATGTTCAGCACCCGCTGTCGCCAAGCCAAAGCGTAGTCAAGGCAATTCGAGCATGACTTCCTCTTGCCTGGGTTAGCCTTGCACGAAGGGCAACGTTCACCCACGCCCATGCGAGCTGCGTATGACCATGCCATTGAATCGCTCGACTTGAGATAAGCTCCATATCGAGCAAGTCCATTCGTTTTGACACCGAATCCGTGGATGTTGTGTAGTCCTCGGTCATACAGCTGCTTGACGATGGCTTCGATTTCATCGGTTGCTTGACGACGACATACCGATCCAATCCCGACTGTGGGTTCCTTGGTCAAATCAACACCAGCTTCGGAGTAAAGCTTCAAGCAGGTGATATAGTCTCGCATCGTCCAGCCCTGAAGGACAGGGATGAAGGGCAGGTCTGGGGCTTCATCTCGAAGGAGAAGAAAATTGTCCACGGTTCGTCGTTGGTGTTCAGCAACGGAGAGTCCGGTCTTCTCGACCATGTGGGGTTCAACCATCCAGTCTTGAGGTGCGGCCCAATCAAGACCGCCCCAATCCATGTAGCGGCCAACGTCTTGAATGTATTCTTCAGCGGTAATAGTCCACTTCCCATGCTTGGCAATCTCGGTGAAGCCCCCTGAATCCAGCGACCATTCGCAGCGAGGTTGTCGGTCGAGGTTTGGGTTTCGACGCAGACGTTGATAGCTGACAAACAAAGGAACGTTCGTTCTCTCCATAAAGACGGTTTCGTGAACGCCCAAATAAAACTTCATTCAGCCAGCAACCTGCAAAAATTGTGAGCAACAATCAATGGATCAACACCGTTTAGAATATCTCGCTCGCTGACGATTGCAGCGTCCAGCACTTTGACCTTGGCCTTCTGCGAGGCTGGCGACTCGATAGCGTGAAGAAACACCTCACGGACTCGCTCTCTTGTCAAATGAGGACGGTTCTCGATAAGAGCAGAGACTCCTTGCTGGATGGACTTCTCGCTCATACAGAGACGGAGGACAACATCAGCGTCAAAGCCTGACGACTCAAGCTCGGCCACAAACTTACGAAGCTGTTTGCTGTCAAGGTACGCCGCCTTCTGCAACGCACCGATTGAGTTCCGCAGATCACCACGATGCTTCTTGGCTATCACACGGACAGCGTGAGCATCAACTTCCACACCCTCAAACGCTGCGACCTGGGCCAAACGCTGTTCGACCAGCTCGGCTGGGATAGGCTCGAAGGTTCGGACTTGGCACCGTGATTGTAGCCAGGGGGACACCTTGCTTATGTCGTTGCACGTCAATATGAAGTAGCCTTGAGCATCCTCAATCACACCTTTCAATGCGTCTTGGGCTTGGGGAGTCAAACGGTCTGCTTCGTCCAAAAAGAAAATTGTTTCCCATTGTCCGATACGGGACATAGGAATGATGTACTCTTCAATGAACTCAATGCCTCTGGTCTTCTTCGAGGATGCGTTGAACTTGTGTAGTTGCCACCCAAGAACTTCGGCTACAATGTAAGCAAGTGTTGTCTTACCTGTACCTGGCTCGGTGGAGCTGAAGAGAAAGTGCTGCATCGGTGCTTTGCCTTCGAGGATCAGACGAACCTCTTCAACGATGGACTCTTGGCCCATGAACGAGTCAAGGTCTTGTGGTCTGTGTTTCTCCCACCATATCTCCTTCTTCATCGAATCGCCTCTTCTTCGTGTCGCCCGTAGTAATCGCCGTTCTTTTGACGGTTGCGACAATGACCGCACATCTCGGCCCACTTAACCCGCTTCGTGCCGGTGGCTTCGAGCATAGCACTTACGCTCCCGTGTTGCTTCCAGAGTCGGTCGTAGTCGTCCTTCGTCCACGGTTCAGCTGCGGTATCGTCTTCATTGACACGACCGCCGACGAAGCGACCACTTACCCTCCACTTGGCCTTGAATGGTTTCGAGCCTCTCTCTAAACGTCCTTGCGTACATCGAGAACAATTGCCGTCTGACCGAGAGGGTGTGCGCTCGATACCTCCAATGAAAACAGACATCGTTTCACCAATCCTGATCCGCATCGTCTGGTTCGTAGTAATCGTCATGGTCTTCCTTGAAAGACTGAAACTTCTCCCAGCGAGCCTCTTCGTGCATATCATCTCGAATAGCTTGCTCGGCTTTTTCTGCTGTCAAGACGACGACATAATACCGCCAAAACTCGCCACGCATATTTAGCTGGCGAACCACCTTGAAATGCACGTCATCCTTGAGGTGAAGCTGCATACGGGTTCTCGACGAACCTTTGTGGATCAGAGAGTCCTTGTCGTTAAGCAGCTCGGTAAGCCACTCTGGTTCCTCGCCTTTGCTAATGTTGAAAATGTCTCCAGGGTTCATATTCCGTCCTCTCCGTAAAGTCTGTTCATCTCTTCGCTGTGCCATTCTTCGGCTCGGAGAAGGTCAAGTTCAAACAGAATCTCGTCCTTCTCGATAGGAGTCAAGGGTGGCTGCGGCCTGGTGGGTTTGAGCTGAATTGAAGTCGAACAGAAGTCGCAAGCGATAACGAAGCCAGATGGGTTGCCTTCGCTGTTTCGCCGTGTTGCCTTCCTGTGTGTATCGTGCTTGTCCCGCCACTTGTCGCAAGACTCGCACTTCCCTATCCATTCCGCAGCCATACCACGACGACCTCGCCAGCCCTTATAATCGTTCTTACAAACGCTGACAGAACAAGCAGGTTTGCTCACCGTCAGGTATCAAACGGATGAGCTGACATTCAGCACAGCGGCACGTTTGCTCCTTCAGTCGAGGGGTCAAATGTGAATACGGTGTAGTCAGCTCCAAATCGTCAGTCGTCAAAATGACTTGGCGGTTGATGTCGTAAAGCGTCTGATGTTCCCATCCGTTGTGCGTCTGCACCTTCGTTGATCCAACGACTTCAACCTGCAACGTGCGTGTCAAAATAGCTGTCATGCGCTGTTGAGAAGGAACGACTCGAATACCACCGTTCCTTTGAAGCGAGTCTCGAAGGGCTTCAACGGTCATGGGGCCACCAGCGAAAAGAATGTCCAAAGCAACACCGCGTATTCTGGTGTTGTTTGACCCCATTTGCTAATCGCATTGTCTAACGGTAAATCAACCTTCGGTGTATTTAAGGTTCGCCCATGCTCATTCCGAGGGCCATGTTGTCAGTCGGTGAAGCTGTTTCACTAACCTTGATTACTACTCCCTCGACATTGACCTTGTTCTGGTTCTGCCTAACCATGAGATTAGCCGGTCGAACAAAGTCGGACTCGACCTTAATTGAGCCAGCGATAGGGAACCAAACGCAAGCCCAAAACAGAAACCCGCCGAAGTCTCCAAAGGCCAGCGAGAGAAAGAACCCAGCACCGGTGAGCCAATTGACTAAAGCCAATCCAACACCACCTGCTTTGTTTTCCTCACGCCTTTCGGCAGAGCTTGAATGTCCGTTACCCTTACCTTGTTCGCCACATCTGGGGCCAGGCGAATCAAATCCTCGGTGTAAATGTCCGACTCTCGAAACCCATGAGGAACCTCGTAGTCGTTCTTCTTCGGCTTGTAGCGACGGCTCGGTTTGTTGGGGTTGACTGACCACGTGAACACCGCATGAGCGTATTCGTCAGGTAATACGAATGACACTTGAGCCAATCGTCGAGCCGTCGTGATGTCGTCTGGGTGAGCGTTGCGCCACACGGCCAAAGCAAGAGGAACAGGTAAGGTCTTGACGACTCGATGTGCTGCGTTCCTGTCCCGCCAGCGCATCATAGCCCCGATGCCAGGGCCGATAGGATCGTCAGTTGCCTTGAGCGATTCGTGAACCACTACGAAGTCCTCCGACTTCTTGGTGAGTTTAGGCTTCTTGTCGAGGACAACAACCAACCTGTAAGCGACCAGCTCGGCCCACGCCATGATGTCGTCCTCGGTGAACTTGCTCACGTGGAGAATGTAGGTAGTGCCTGGAGCTGAAGGAATGCACGTCATCTCACGGTGCATCACGATGTAGTCGCCAACCTTGAACTCGGCATCGTCGCCAGCAAGAATCACGATTCCCATTGTGTCAGCCTCCAAACTTTGACCTCGTATTGGCTTCTTCCGTTGTTGATTCGTGCGAACCCAATCTCTTCAAAATCGGGCATTTTCGACAGAATGTTTGTCGCTCTCTGGATGGTGCAACCGTGGCGAAGGCGACCCTCCGTGTTGAGCCACGCATGGATTTCTTGCGAGTTTCCCGTTTCGTGCTTCTCGAAGAACTTGAGGATTTGCTTCAAGGTTAGAGGATGGTTACACTTGAGGATTCTCTTCACCTCCGGTTTGTTCGGCGAAGGGGTCGGCGACATAGATGTAGTTACGGAGTCTGTCATATTGGTGTTTCGATAGTCCCCAGACCTCTCGAATCACTTTGGCTTGAATCGTGTATGAGCCGCACGTCCAATGCAAACCCTCTGCTGTGAGCGAACAATGAAGGTCGTCTTCAATCATAGAAGCTATCAAGCGAGGCCATTCGGATTCCTTGATGGGTCGGTTGCCGAGAACCCGTTGTGATCCACTACGCCATGTCTTCATGTTCAGTCCTCCATCTCGATAATGTGAGTCGGGGTCTTAATCGTCGCCATTTGCAGCTCCACTTGGTCGAGCAGGTGAGGGTGGCCGCTAAGAACGCCGACCAAGATTCTTGATAGTGCTGCTTCTCGCTGATCTTGGAGGAACAATTGTGAGTCTGTCCCTATCTCCTTCTTCAGCGTACCGACCAGCTTCAAGGACTTGTTGCATTCGCTGACCAGACGGGTTGCGTTCTGCACCCATTCGCTCGTCATACCCTCCATGTCCTTCTGATCCTCTAACTCGTCGAGCCAGCCCATCATGCGTTGAAGCAAAGACTCGGCGGTGTTGAGGGTGTCAATGGATTCGGTGCGTAGCGATTCGATGTGCGAAGCTTCCTCCGGTGTGTAGTCGAGATGCAAGTCCATGTGTTGAGATACCGTACCGACAGGCCAACCTTGCTTTGTTTCAACGTGCGTATGAGTTATCTCGCCACGATGCAGTCTCATCTCAAGGCTTCGCTTCAATCGGTCTTCAAGTTTGCAGAACGGGCATTCAGTCATTGTCATTTCCTCCCCAGAGTAAAGGCTGGCGTTCCTCGCCCACCTTGAAAGCACCAATGCGGCAGATGATACCTCGTCGTCCTCGACCGGTCTTCTCTGGTCGGTATTCCGCATACCATTCTTGAGGGTCAAGGTTTTCTTCAACCCAACGCTTTGCAGCTTGATAATCTCCATTGGTTATCATGCGTGAAATCTCTTTGAGCAGGTTGCTCTTGGTCAGGTCTTGACCCCAATAGGTGTCCTTGATGAGCCGAAGGTTTGCATCCATGACGTTGCGCCTCATGCGTAGCGAATCATCGAGAAGGGTTTGCAGACCGTCCGACCAGGCGACATGAAGAACACCACCCATCCAATGCGGCTGCATCATGGCGTAGCCGATGGCGAGGCGACGGAACAGATCAGACTCGTAGTTTCGGACGGCTGGTTGTTGAATCCATTCGTCCAGTTCATCATCGAAAACAACGCCGCTGATGGGCTTCTCCATGACCTCACGCTGACGGTTGAGGAACCAGTCCTTGATTGCTAAGGCTCTCGAAGCGAGGTCTGCGCGTTCGTCGGATTGCATTCGGGCTTGAGCCGCCTGTGCCTTCTTGTAGGCGAGTTCCTTCTGCTTGTTCATGCCGATTTGAATAATGAAGAAGCGACGGTCAAGACCGGACTCAAGCTCCAGCCTGGCCGGTTGCGTCCCACCCCATACGGTGTAGCGGGTGTTGTAGCGAACCCATCCGTTTCGCATGACCTTCTGGACTCGACCAGAATCGGTTGAGGTCAAGAGTCCGTTCACCATGTCGGTGCTGTGATCCTTACGGTTGCTAATCCAAAGCGAGGACATTTCCTCGAAGGCGAGGAACCCGCCGCACATCTCACGTGCAAGCGGTCGCCCGACGATTTGCCCGTCCTCGTCCACGCTGCCGAACATACCAGCTTCGGTGATGCTGTTCGGGCCAAGCATTGTGTTGAAGCCAACGCCCATGTGAGCTTGACTTGAATGAAGAAGCCCTGTGCCTTCAGCGAGGAACAGGTCAATGAGAGCGTTCTT